GGCTACACCCACCAGGAAGCTACTAAAGTTGTTAGCGAATTCTCAGACTTTGACATCGTAGCAAACGCTGCGCAGTTCCCAGTAACAGAAAGCGAAATTAGCTTCTAATTTCCACCTAGTAAAAACCCCCTCTGGAGAAATCCAGGGGGGGTTTTTTAATGTCTAAGCTTTTGCTCTTTGTTTATTTCTAAACACTCCTGTATTACAGGCTCCAGATTTAGCATGTTCGCAGAAAGAACATGTGAACGTATTCTTTGTTGGATGAAAAGAATTATCGTTAACAACTTCTAATATAGATTCTACTAATTTAACTTTAACATTCTCTATATCTTCCTTAGAGAAATCATGATATTTTCTCTTACCAGATCTTAGATAATAAAGCTCTCCAATTATATTTTTATCTGGAAATACCTCAGACAGTGCTAGAGCATATATCCCTAACTGAAGATTATCTTTAATTCCTTTTTGAGAAACTTCCCATTTTCCAGTCTTATAATCTATAATTTTAACAGTGTCTTCACCTATAAAATCAATTCTATCCATATAGCCTACGACAAAATAATTTCCAATAACAAAACTAAAACCGTATTCTTTATCATATATGTTGAAGTTAACATCTTGATATTCGTCGTAAAACTCGTCTAATATCTGACTACCTACGGATATAAGTTCTTCTGGTATTTTATTTTCAGGATCATATATAGCTACATTTGATATGTATGAATCTATTAATTCTGTATGATCTACTTTTTTATCGTTATCTAAACATTCCTCTAAAACAGAGTGAACTATATTTCCGAAGAACAGCAGGTTCGTTAAACGAACGTGGTTCCTTTTGGATGTATGTGTAGAAATATTTAGATGGACACATCTTGTATGTGTCTAATCTAGAATAACTAAAATCTACTAATGATAATTTTTCCAAATCAGTTAGTTCATCTAATGACCTAATCTTAATCAATTTTTCTCCTTAATAGAATTTCTTATGGCTGTAGCAGAAATAGACTCTATAGATGAATCTAAGTTTACTTTTTCAATAGTATAACCCACATCTCTGCCGTACAAAATATTTGTAATGTTTGGAAATTTTAATACAAAAGAATCTTTTTCTTTTTCCTGAATAAAAGAAGAAACTTGATTAAAATCATATGGATCTTTTTCTGAAGTATTATGAGTATTTCTTACTCCTATTACAACTTGCTGAGTTCTTAAATGAGCTTCTTTTTTTAAAGCAGAATGACCATCATGCCAAGGCTGATATCTTCCTAATAATAAAGTAGTAGGCTTTTTCCAGTCATAAATCTTAGCTGCATCGATGACTAATGAAGCCTCTACTTCTGGCTTTAATCCTGAATTAATTTTTAGGTCATAGATAATTGGATCTTCCCACATACCGTTAGTGTCGGCATATCTGCTTTCTTCTATTCTGTTAACCCAAACCGTATAATCTGCTTTACCAAAAGCTAATCTTGTTTCATTAGTTGGACAAACAAAATCAGCAATAACAGAAAATCCTTGGTTATTCAACAGGCGCGCCATTGCACCCATTCTTCTTGCCTGCTCTATTCTATCCTCTTTTGAAAATCCAAGGTCAGAATTTAAATCCGCTCTTACTTCGTCAGCATTGAGATGGATAAAATCAGTTCT